CACCATTGATTTTTCTTTGTATGCCTGCGCGCTTTGCGCGCTTATCGGCGCAGCCGATGTATGCCGAATAAAAATATGTTCTATTTCGATCAGAAATGGGTCTAGAATCGATCGGAGGTGCTTATGGCATTACCTATATCCTATGGAGCCTCAAAGGCCGCTAGGCTGGCTTCTGCGCAAGAATTTTTGCCCTCTGGTTTTGGAGCTTCTTCCGCTGCTGCTGCTTCTGGTAGTTCTTCGACTGCTAGGTATTATAATCAGCTCTCAGATCAGATTTCTAAAATAACAGCTCAAAATAATGCGTGGTCTGCTGCTCAGGCTGCTCAACAGATGGCTTTCCAGCGTGAGTCTGCTGAGGTTGCTATGGCGTTTAATCGTGAAGAGGCGAAGAAGAATAGAGATTGGCAGCAATACATGTCAGATACTGCCCATCAGCGTGAAATAAAAGACCTGCAAGCAGCAGGTCTGAATCCGGTATTGTCTGCTATGGGCGGCAATGGTGCTCCCGTGACTTCTGGTGCTACTGCGTCTGGTTATGCTTCTCAAGGAGCTAAGGGTGATACAGATACCTCGGCATCTGGTGCTTTGGTAAGTTTACTTGGTTCTTTAATTCAGTCTCAAACCCAGCTAGCTAATACTGCTACTTCTGCAAATGCTTCTCTTGCTGTAGCAGATAAATATACTCAGATGCAGAAATTTATAGGAGAATTGCAAGCGAGTACGCAGCTTACAACATCTAAGATTTCTGCAATGGCTAGTAAATATGCTGCTGATACTGGTGCGTCTGCCACACAAGCTGCTGCTGCTATTCATGCTGCTGCTCAGAAATATGGTTATGATGTGAATGCTATGACTCAGAAAGAAATAAATAGTTTTAATTCTGATGTTAATTGGTATTTGCAGCAAGATAAGCAAGCTCATGAGTTTGATATGGAAAAATATTTTCCTAAGACAGAAATTGGAGCAGGAGCTAGTGCGCTTCAAATTTTGTCTGATATGTATAAATCTGATGGTTCCGCTAGTTCCTATGCCACAAGTGGTCGTTCTGGTGTAATTACTGGTTCTTCAAGTAGATCTGGTAAAAGCTCTAAGAGCGATGAACCACCATGGAAGAAGTAGAAAAAAGTCACTCAGCCCCATTACCTCTCTTGATGTAATGGGGCTGAGTGACAGGCCCCCCCAAAAACTGCCTTTCGCCAAGGTCAAATTTTTAGAGAGGTTGTGTAGTACGCAATGCCATGTTATCATCCTTTAAAGGGATTTGCAATAGGCAAAACTGATAAAGGAAAGACACAGTATAAGATTGTTTCTTATGATGTGACTTCCGTTCAGTTTATTGATGGAAATTGGATTCCATTCTCTGGACCTGTATTTCGTTCAGATAAGGCTCAAAAAATGGTTGCTCAATCTGTAACTATTCCATGCGGAAAGTGTTTAGGCTGTCGTTTAGAGTATTCGAGACAATGGGCGAATCGTTGTATGTTGGAATTAGGCTACCATGAGTCTAGTTGGTTTGTGACGCTTACTTATGATGACGCTCATTTGCCGAGGTCCTTCTATGGTAATCCGGATACTGGTGAAGCTGTTCCTTGCGCTACTTTGTATAAGCGAGATTTTCAGCTGTTTATGAAACGGCTTCGCTTTAAGTTTGGTGAAGGTATTCGTTTTTATGCTGCTGGTGAGTATGGAGATCAGACAAAGAGACCTCACTACCATGCAATTATCTATGGTTTAGAGTTGGATGATCTTGTATTTTATAAAAAAATGGCTTTAGAAAGCGCAAATTTATATTATAATTATTATAATTCCGAATCTTTACAATCTTGTTGGCGTGATAAAGATGGCAATGATATTGGTTTTGTTGTTGTCGGTAAAGTGACGTGGGAAACATGCGCCTATGTGGCTCGTTATATTATGAAGAAGCAGAAAGGCCAAGGTGCTGATATTTATGAGAAATTCAATATTGAGCCTGAATTTTGTTTGATGTCTCGTAAACCTGGTATTGCTCATCAGTACTATGAAGATCATCCAGAGATGTGGGACTATGACAAGATTAATATATCTACTCCTAATGGAGGAAGGTCTTTTAGACCGCCTCAGTATTTTGAAAGGTTGTTTGATGTTGATTGCCCAGATTTATCTAGTGCTAGAAAAAAGAAAAAGAATGAAGCGGCAAAGAGTGCTGAGAAAATTAAAAAGAAATTGACGGACAAAAGTTATTCTGATATAATGATTACAGAGGAGAACGTAAAGCGGAATCGAACTAAAAAATTAAGGAGGATTTTGTAATGGCTAGAAGAAAAATGCGTCGTCCCACTGATCGCAAAGTTTTTCGGAGAACAGCAGTGAAATCTAAGAAGATCAATATTGAGCCAAAAATTTATCGTGGAGGTATTAGACTGTGAATGGAAAAGCTAATAAAAATCGCTCTGGTTTTAGTTATTCTTTTGCTCTGTATAAAACTGGTTCTGATGATATTGCCTTATCTTTTGGTCCTTTTAATAGCATGAAGTCAGTAAACAATTATTGTGCAATATTCGATAAATTAATTGATGCCGGCTTATTAGATGGTAAATATATTATGTCTATGGAGAAAAGGAATAAAGTATGATTTATAATATTTATGCTATGCGCGATGAATTAACTGGCTTTCTCCCTCCGACTTATGATATTAACGATGCGGCAGCTATGCGGAATTTTCGTGTAGCTATTTTGCGTTCTAGTGATTCTATTCACTATATGCCTAGCGATTATTCGTTGTATCATTTAGGTGTGTTTGATAGTGATACTGGTAAGTTGATGGTTGATGAAGTTCCTACTTTTTTGATGCGTGGTGAACCGGCTGCGGATTCTGCACCCGCAGCCAAACCGAAGCGGACTACCAAGAAATGAGGTGCTTTTTTTGTTTAAGACACAGTTTGATAAGCATGAGCGTATTTTTCAGAATCCAGGTAGCCCTGTAAAGGTTACCTATGCTCCTCAGTATGATAAAAATGGTGTTTTAGATCTCGTTGTATCTGGTCAGGAAAATCTTTATGATTATATTCAGTCTTTTGCAGAATCTTGTGATATTCATGTTCTGTTAGATCGGTATAGAGATGGCGATGCATCTGTGCTATCTCGTGTTCAAGGTTTTTATGGTGATGTTACAGATATGCCTAAAACCTATGCAGAGGTTTTAAATTCTGTAATTGCTGGTGAAAATGCTTTTATGAAGTTACCTGTTGAGATTCGTGCTGAGTTTAATCATAGCTTTGCTGAATGGATGGCTGCTATGGACCAGCCTAACTTTGTTGAGCGTATGTCTAAGTTTGATAAAAAAGCATCTGTGAGTACTGATACGACCGAAGGGAGAGTCAGTACGGAACAGAGCCAAGAAGGAGGTAAAACTGAGTGAGTAGAAATGCTGAATCTCATTTTGCTGTGAATCCGACGAGGATTGATATGTCTCGTTCTCGTTTTGATCGGAGTTCTAGCTATAAGACCACGTTTAATGTCGGTCAAATTATTCCGTTTTATGTGGATGAAGTTTTACCCGGTGATACGTTTTCTATTGATACCTCTAAAGTCGTCCGTATGCAGACTCTTTTAACTCCTGTTATGGATGATATTTTCTTAGATACGTATTATTTCTTTGTTCCGAATCGTCTTACATGGAGTCATTGGAAGCAGTTTATGGGAGAGAATACTGAGTCTGCTTGGATTCCTTCCGTTGAGTATGAGGTGCCTCAATTAACTGCTCCTGAAGGTGGCTGGAACATTGGAACGATTGCGGATTATTTGGGTATTCCTACTGGTGTTTCTGGTCTTTCTGTAAATGCTTTGCCCTTTAGGGCTTATGCTTTGATCATGAATGAGTGGTTCCGTGATGAAAATCTTTCTGACCCGCTGAATATTCCTGTTACTGATGCGACAGTGCAAGGTGTAAATACTGGTACTTTTGTGACTGATGTTGCAAAAGGTGGCTTACCTTATACGGCTGCAAAGTATCATGATTATTTTACATCGGCTCTTCCTGCCCCTCAAAAAGGACCGGATGTGACCATACCTGTTGCTGAGGCTGCTACTGCTTATGTTTATCCAGCGGCTACATTAAATCCTGATTTAGCTTCTCGTTTTCATGAACTGCAATGGGTGCAGTCAAATGGTCAAATTTTATCTCAAAAAACGCCTAATGCTGTTTTACAGTTAGGTTTTACAAAGCGTGCTGGTGCTTCTGAATCTATTGATTCGGATGTTACTCGTGTGATTTCTGAGACTATGCAATCTCCTCCTTCTGGTAATACATCTTTGATTCCTGGAAACCTTGTTGCGGATTTTAGTGGTACTTCTCAGGTTGCGTCTATTAATCAGGTCCGGCTTGCCTTTCAGATTCAAAAGTTCTATGAGCGAGACGCACGTGGCGGTACTCGTTATATTGAAATCCTTAAATCTCATTTCGGTGTAACTTCTCCGGATGCCCGTTTGCAGCGTCCTGAGTATCTTGGTGGTAATCGTATTCCGATCAATATCAATCAGGTTGTCCAAAGTTCTTCTACAGATGCTTCTGGTACTCCACAAGGTAATACTGCTGCATATTCTTTGACTTCCGATAATCATTCTGATTTTACGAAGTCTTTTGTTGAACATGGTTTTCTTATTGGCGTTATGGTTGCTCGCTATCGTCATACCTATCAGCAGGGTTTAGAGCGTTTTTGGTCTCGTAAAGATCGGTTCGATTATTACTTCCCTGTCTTTGCGAATATTGGTGAGCAAGCTATTAAAAACAAAGAGATTTATGCTCAAGGCACAGTGAAAGATGACGAGGTTTTTGGTTATCAGGAAGCTTGGGCAGACTATCGTTATCGGCCAAATCGTGTTACTGGTGAGATGCGTTCTTCCGCTCCTCAGTCTCTAGATGTTTGGCACCTTGGAGATGATTATAAATCTCTTCCATCTCTTTCTGATTCTTGGATTCGTGAAGATTCCAAAACTGTAAATCGTGTTCTTGCTGTTTCGGATAATGTTTCTGCACAGCTTTTCTGCGACA